GCAGCCCAGGCCATCGCCCGAGCTGTTACGCGTGATGAGCGCGAAGCGGCCTCCTCCGTGCTACGACAGTTTTTTGAGCTGCAGCAAGACGGCTGGCACCAGCTCCGCGCGGATGCCGATATCTACAAATTCCACATGGCAAATCGGGCAACGCCACAGCGTCTGCTACGAAATCTAAAGCGTCAGGAAAATTTGCGGCAGCGCAGCAATGTTCTGCGTGATGCCCTGAACGCCAAAGGGGTTGTTACAAGTTGGAATGTGACTATGGGCGAGTTGTGGACACTCGTTGATACCCACGGTATTGATGTGGGTTTGTTACAAACGACAAGTGGAGTTGACCTGTCACGGCGTGACAGCCGCGTGACAGGGGTTGACCTGTCACCCCACCAACAACTCTCTATCTCGGCTGGCGCCTCGATAGAAACCCTAATACAAAACCAAACAGCCGAAAACAAAGAAGCTGCAGCTGCCGCACGCGTGTGCAAAGCGATGAAACAGCAGGGATTGTTCCCGGTGAACCCGGGCGATCCGCGGCTACTGGCCATCCTCAAGACCGAAAACGGGGCAAACGCGCTGGTGCACACCGCAGCGGAAGCCGTGGCACTCGGCAAAAAGTGGGGTTGGGTGCTCGAAACCGTCCGCGGACGTCAAAACGATGTGGCCCGAAACGAGCAGGAGGCTCAGGAAGGCCCCAAAACGGCCCGCCAACGCGCTGACGCGGCAAGGTTGGGGGGTTGGCTACCCTCGCTCAAACAAATCGATCCTGGGCCGTTTAAAACGGTTACAAGTTACAACTTGGAGGCTGAAGATGCCCATGCGACTCGATTGGATTGAGGCGCTCCATGCTCGCCTCGTGGCCACCTATGGCGCTCGCTTCATGGCTGGCTATGGCGAGATGCCGCCAGAGCTGATTCGGGCCTCGTGGTCCGAGGCGCTGGACGGCATGACAAGCGGCGATATCGCCTACGCGCTGCAGCATCTTGACCCGGATTATCCCCCCAACGTGCTGCAGTTTCGCAGGCTGGCCCAGGCACGGCCACGGTACGCACCGCGTGCCCTGGAGGCGCCAAAGGCTGACCCTGCCCGAGTGCGTGAGGCCCTGGACCGCATGGCCCAGGTGCAAGCCGCGTCACGCGTCACGCCCCGAGCATGGATTGCCCAGCTCCAGGCACGACAGGCACGAGGTGAGCGGCTGACACGTGCCCAGGCCGAATGTTTGAGAGCGGCTGCACCCTATGCGGCGACCCCCCATCAGTCCCAAGCAAGGACACAGGAAGCGAGCAATGGCGCGGCTTTCCGAGGGGTTGACTCACAAACGCTGCGCCAAACGCTGAGCCTCGGCTCTGAGTGGCCAACTCTAAGTGAGCACTCGCAAACCGAGGGGCCGGGGGGCAGTGAATCGGCGGGGCCGGGCTTGCTGTGAATTTTTCCCCCTCCCCCCGCGAAAAACTCTCAAAAGACACGTAGCGCATTCCGCCATCCTAAAACCCTCCGAGCTTGTCATGAATCAACCCGATCTTTTCCAAAAGGCACACAGTCCGCACACTCAGTCAAAAAGCCGCCGCGTCAGTCCCGAGGTGGCCGAATTGGGCCGCATCCTGGCTAACTTGTGTCACAAGCCGCCGCATGCGGTTATTAACGGCTCCGTCGATACCGTTCGCGCCTGGGTGGCCGTGCAACAAAAAGGGTTAGGCGTTCTCAAGAATCCACGGTCAACACCCACCGACCTCACAACCGCAATCGCCGCATTCAAGAGGTTTCATGATGCTCTGTGACTCATGTATGAATGAAGCCTCAGTGACCATCAACTGGTTAGCCCCTGACGGCCAGCGCATGCGCAATCTGTGCCCACGCTGTGCACTCGACTGGTGGAATCATTGGCGTTCAACGCCAGCCATTCAAAAGGCCCAGGCGACGCAAATCCCGCTTGAGAAAACCGCGTCATGAATGCGTCACTCCTATTGCAAATCGCTCTGGGCGCAGCCGCCGCGTTAGGCCTCATTGCTCTGGGCTCAGTCATGGCGTGTGCCGTCATCCTTTTCAAATTCCTGCGTGGTGACTTTGATGAGTAAACGAGACTCACATATCTCGCATGAGGTGCCCACATGAAACCCAAGCACTGTGAATCTTGGTACTGGCTGCATTACCGCCGCTCACGCATGCGCCGTGAGGCACGCCGGCGCAAGTGCCCGGCCGGGACACTCTCATTCCGCATCCAGCTCAGGAGCCGGTTTTGAAGCCCGCCAAGCCTCCCAAACTGGGCTCTGTGGCTCTCGGCAAGTCCGCCCTGTGCCAGCACATCGGCTGCAGCAACCAGGGCACCTTGAAGCCGTGCATCTCATTTGCGAGCATCGATCCGATGAGCACGCAGCGCGCAGAGATTCGGATTGATTTGCTGGTGTGCCCTGAGCACGCCCTACCCGATCCGTCTTACTTCCTCAGTGACAAGGGCTGGGCGCAGGTTCAGCAGTTTCTCAAGCTTCAGGGCAAGCTGGCGGGTGACAGGAAATCGGCAACGGTGAAGTTTGAGAAAACATGAAACGCTGCGGCCTTTGGACAAGACTGGGCCAATCACGGCGCCGCGATTGGACGGCCTATCACGTTGCATTGCGTATTGCATATCGCTACTTCAGACTGAATCCACACATCGTCATTCATGTGAAAACGTGGAATCACCTTATTAGTGAAATCCTTGAACGCGAGATGCCCCCGAATGTCCGCAGGGTGCGTAGCTGGGAAGCCAGGGAGACAAATCTTGGGCCGCTGCGTCAACTTGCATTACGTCGAAATCTTGACGGCCGCTACTTAGATGACTGGTTGCCAAATAGCTTTATTGATGAACGCGAATTTCACCGCAACCATGTGCGACTCATGAATAAAAATCCAATCTACAGGGCTCAATTTGAAGTTGAGGAAACACGTAACGCGGTGCGTGATATCAACCGTGCAATAGAAGCCGCAAAAGTGGCAATGCGAAAGGCAATGTAATGAAAACGAAAGAAGTACGCGATGTGCTTTGCATCTCACTCCAGCGCGCTCAAGATGGCGAATTGAGCAGTGAAGAAGCGCGCTCCATCATCGGATTGGCAAACCAAATTTCACAAAGCCTCGCCGTTGAGGTCAAAGTCATCTCTATGCGTTTACGCATGGGTGAGAAGGTGCAACAGTTTGGCGAATTGAACGTGGCCGAATGAACCACAAACGCAAGCGCCCCAAAAACCGCCGCTCAGGGTGCTTGTTATGCAAGCGGCACAAATGCAACGGCACAAGCTGGGTGCTCAGGTACCCCAAGCTGGCGGCCTATGCCAATCAAGACGAAAAGGAATCGACATGCTCTCCCTCATCTTCTTAATCGCCGCTCTCGTGCTCTTCATCATCGCAGCCGCTGGCGTGCCCTCGGGGCGCATCAATACAACCGCGGCCGGCCTCGCGTGCTGGGTGGCCTCTCAGCTCATCACACGCGCGGGGGCTTGAATGAACACGGAAATCCTTGTCATCACGGATCGCAGCGGCTCCATGGCCACCATCGCCAGTGATGTGATCGGCGGCTATAACCGGCTCATGGCTGACCAGAAACGCGAGCGCGGCGAAGCGCGCGTGACGTACACCCAATTCGATACCGCCTACGAGGTGATCTATGCGGGCAAGCCACTGGCAGAGGTGCCCGAGCTGACGGCAGAAACCTTTGTGCCACGCGGCGGCACGGCGTTGCTGGATGCCATCGGGCGCACCCTCCACGAGCAAGGCGAGCGCATCAAGCGTGAAGCCTGGGTGGAGCTGGTGGTGTGCGTCATCATCACCGACGGCCATGAGAATTCATCGCATGAATTCAGCCACGCGCGCATCAAAGAAATGATCGGGCACGCCGAAAAACACGGCTGGTTGTTTATCTACGTCGCCGCCAATCAAAACTCATTCGATGAGGCGCGCGGCCTGGGCATGATCCGCGGGCAAAGCATGACGTTTGATGCCAACGCTCAGGGCACGGCCGATGCCTATGTGCACACCAACTCCGTGATGAGCACGGCACGCGCTGGCGTGATGCCGGCGCCGCAAACCGAAGAGAAAAAGCTGACGCCTACACCATGAAAGACCCGGTGTTTGTATTCGGCAGCAACCGTGCCGGCCGCCATGGGGCCGGGGCCGCTGATTACGCGCGCCGTTTCTACGGTGCGGTGTATGGACAAGGCGAGGGCCGACAGGGCAACAGCTATGGCATCCCAACCAAAGACCGCAAGTTGCAGCCGCTGCCACTTTTTAAAATCGAACGGCATGTGAAGACGTTTCTGGACTACGCACGCGAGCGGCCTGATTTGCGATTCAACGTCACGGCCATCGGCACCGGCCTTGCTGGCTACTCGCCTGAGCAAATCGGGCCGATGTTTGCCGAGGCCCCGCAAAACTGCGAGCTGTGCAGAGAATTCGCGCCCTACCGGCGCCCATCCGAGAGCGGCCAACCGCCACAATAGAACCCTGAGGGGCGCAACCGCACAAAGAAAGGTAATGCGATGCGCGATCATCTTTTGGGCTATCCGCCAGCCGCTGCGTTTGAGGTCGAATACGACCCTCCGCAGTACACCAACCGTATCACCGTGGGCAACTTGGGTGAGTACCCCTTGGGCGTGCCTACGCGCGTCTTTGATGAGATGCGAGCCACCAGTGATCGCCTCACGGCCTCATGGCGTGCGGAGCACAAGAAGCTGATGGATTTTGAGCGGAACGTGGTGCCCTATCCAGACGGCTCCGTGCCGGTTTCATCCTCGCTGAGCAAGGCGCTCAAGGGGTATGAAGGCCAGATGACCCTGGGCAATCTGCGTGGCTGCGGCCTGGAGCGTGCGCCCTATGACCCGGTAATAGACGGCTATTTCCAGGCCTACGGCAACCAGCAAATCGGCATCACCCGCCAATTGAGCGCCACAGCCTGTGAGCGTGCCGAGGCGTTTGAGAAAGAACGCATGCGCCAGATTGAGGCCAACGACAAAGCGCGCCGTGAGGCTTGGAGGTGCTACAGCGAATACACCGTGGTGAAAGTGGCCGGCGATCCGGTGAAAGTGGCTGCGTGTGAGCTGAAAGAAAGCGCTCCGCTCGTTATCCACCAGGGCTGAGCCGTGCGCTGGGCTCTGATTTACGCCCTCATGGCCGGGGGGCTGGCACTCGTGGCGTGCGCGTTGCGTGCCGGCCCTTTTCTGCCCTCATGCGTGTTTCTGTGCAAGGCCGCATCCGTCACCATTGAGGCACCCAGGCCGGCCGCATCGGCGGCCTCAGCACCATGAGTGATATGGGGTCTTTGCTCGGCCGCTGGCACCAGTGGCGGGCCGGGTACAGCCACGAGCGGCGCTATGCGCGCACCTCGGCCCTCGTGGCCGAGGGCATGCACGACGAGGAAGATTTTGAGCACATGCTGATGGAAACGCTTGAGGCTGAAATTGGCCGCTTGAGCCCACAACATCAGCTTGCGCTGCAGCATGTCGCGCGCTCCGAGTGCCTGGGGGTAGAGTGCATTTTGTCGCCGCGTTTGCCCGAGAACAAAGGCCAGCGGCAGCGGCTGTGCAGTGAGGCTCAGGCCACGCTGCGGCGGCAATTGCTTGCAGCCGGTTTCTTGTAGCGGCATACTGGCGCCCGTGGGCGGTACTGCGCCCACAACATCCTTTCAGGTTGAGTAGTTCAGCGCCCCCGGACACCCCGGGGGCGTTTTTATTTGGTGGCCTCGTGGCGCGAAATACCCCCCTCATTGATGAGAACGGGGTACGGCGCACGCGCTCGGGTGAGCTGGACAAACGCTGTACGGCTGAGCATGCCGAGCGCATGCGCCAGCGCCTCAAGGCCGGGCCGCGCGGCCCCACGAAACGCACGATTTCCATCCGAGCCCTGATTGAAGGCGCATTGGATGACCTGGGCGGCCAAGCGTGGCTCGTGAAACAGGCCAACCGCTATCCGCAGAAATTCATGGAGTTGGTGGCGCGCGTGATGCCGCTCCAAGTGCAAACCGAGCACCATGAATTCCAGTACGTGATTCAGAAAATCAGCGCCGACAGCGCCCCCGTGCCGGGCGTGATCCGTGACGGCCTCGAAGTGCTGGAGCGGCTGCAATGAGCACCGACACCGCAGCGCCTCAAGTGGTGATTGACGGCGGCATGACACCGCGTCATTACCAGATGCCCTACATGCGCGCGATGGACAACGGTTGCCGTTTCGCGGTGTGGGTGATGCACCGGCGCGGCGGCAAGGACCGCACCGCACTGGCCCAGGCTTGCAAGATGGCTTTTCAGCGGCCGGGGCTGTACTGGCACTGTCTGCCCACGCTCAAGCAAGGCCGCAAGGTGGTGTGGGACAACATCACCAGCGAGGGCAAAAACCTGATTGACCAGACGTTTGCAAAACACCTTGTGAAGCGCCGGCTTGAGGATGAAATGAAGGTGGAGCTGGCCAATGGCTCGATTGTGCAAATCGTCGGTGCCGACAACTTTAATGCCCTCGTTGGTGCGAGCCCGGTGCATGTGACTTTCTCGGAGTGGTCTTTGACCGATCCGCGCGCCTATGACTTCGTGCGCCCGATCCTGCGCGAAAACGGCGGCAGCGTCTCATTCATCTACACCCCACGCGGCTACAACCACGGCCATTCAACGCTTGAGATTGCGCGCAAGTTGCCCGGCGCGTTTGTGGCCGTCATGTCGATCCGAGATACCGGCGTGCTGACCGATGCAGACATGCAAATGGAGCGCGCCCAGGGCATGGCTGAAGAGCTGATACAGCAGGAGTTTTACTGCGATTTCAGCAGCGCGAATGTCGGCGCGATTGTCGGCAAGTACGTGGCCCAGGCCGAGCGTGACGGGCGCATCAATGAAGACACGCAATACAGCCCCGGCTCTCGAATCGTGGTGTCCAGTGATATCGGTTACCGCGACTCCGCTGCATGGTGGTTCTGGCAATTGAAGCTGGGTGGCTTCGACCTCATCCATTACATGGAGGGCTCTGGCCTGGACGCGCCGGATTGGATTGACCGGCTCAAAAACTGCGGCATCCCGATCAGTCATTTGTATTTGCCGCACGACGCGCGGGCCAAAACCATGGCCACGAAGTACAGCGTGATTGAGCAAATGTCGCACGAGTTTGAGTGCTCAATCGTGCCCCAAACGAAGCTCGCCGACCGCATCAATGCCGCACGCGTGGTGATCCCGCGTTGCAATTTTGCGGTGAATGAATGTGCGCGCGGCCTGGAGGCCCTCAGAGCCTGGAGCTTCCGTTTCGATGATGAGCGAAAGATTTTTAGCGCTGAGCCCACACACGACTGGGCCAGTCACGGGGCTGACGCGTTTTCATACGGTGCCCAGGTGGTCAATGAGCTGGTGCGCGAAGTCAAAACCAGCGTACCCAAAGACTACGCAGGCACTCATTACCCGTTCGGCCTGGACGATTTGTTTGCGGCGCAAGAAGCGCGCCCCATTCGTTTGTGAGGTGATGCGATGGCTGAGCTGTATGCCGCTGCGGATGACCCCAAGACCGAGGGCACGCCTCAAGACGCGAAAGATGAGGCCAAAGGCGAGCCCAAATCAGCGTTGAAAGACAGCGCAGAAAAGGCGCGCAAGTGGCAGCGTGAGCTGGACGCGTCCAAGAAGTGGCTGGAGAAATTCACCCGCACCGGGCACCAGTGCGAGCGCGCCTATATCGACGACGGCAGCCGCCCCGATACCAGCGTGAAAGCCGGCGATTTTGACGGGAAAGTCAATCTGTTTTGGTCAAACGTGCAAGTGGTTCTGAGCGCCATTTATGGCCGCTTGCCGAAGGCCGAAGTTGACCGCAAGTTTGGTGATTTTGGCGACGATGTGTCACGCGTTGCCGCGCTCATCATGCAGCGCATTTTGAACGGCGACATGGAGCGCGAATACGACGACACCAACGCTGCGATGCGCGATGCGGTGGCCGATCGTTTCATCTCTGGGCTCGGACAAGTCTGGTGCCGCTATGAGGTGGAAACCGAAATGGTTGACCAGCCGCAAACGGACCCGATGACCGGCCAGCCGATGACCGATGAGATGGGCCAACCCGTCACCCAGCCCACAGAACAAATCCTCAGCGAAGAGGCCGCGGTGGATTACGTCTATTGGGATGACTTCCGATATTCGCCATGCCGGCGCTGGCGTGAATGCCGCTGGGTGGCGCGCCGTGTCTACATGAGCGAAGACAAGCTCAAAAAGCGTTTCAAGCTGACAGACGAACAGGTTTCCATGGTGCCGATGGTCAACCGCACACCGGGTGACGCGTCACTGATTCCAGGCCAAACCGATGTGCTCAAGGCCACACCGTTTCAACAGGCGGCCGTCTGGGAGATTTGGGACAAGGAGGAAAACTATGCTTGTTGGTACGTCGAAGGATGCAGCTTCATTCTTGATGAGCAACCCGACCCGCTGGAGCTTGATGATTTCTTTCCTTGTCCACAACCAGCCGTTGCCACGACGCTCACGCGTGCGTTTATCCCCCGGGCCGATTACGCAATGGCGCAAGACCTCTACAAAGAGCTGGACCGCACCAACGCCAAATTAAGCCAGCTCATGCAGGCCGTGAAAGCGGCCGGTGTGTATGACAAGGCCAGCCCACAGGTTGGCACCTTGCTCACGACAGCCGTAGAAAACGCGCTGGTGCCGGCCGAGGGCTGGGCCGCGTTTTCTGAAAAGGGCGGCATGAAGGGCGTGATTGACTGGCTGCCCATTGAGCAATTCGCCAATGTGATTGTCCAGCTCTCGCAACGCAAGCAACAGCTTGAGCGCGATTTGTATGAAGTGCTGGGGATTTCAGACATCATGCGCGGCGCCAGCGTGGCCAGCGAAACCCTGGGGGCTCAGCAGCTCAAGGTGCAGTACGGGGGCGCCCGGCTCAACAACCTACAAAACGACGTTGCGCGGTTTGTGAGTGGCGTGATGCGGATTCGCGCCAACATTGTGAGCAACCATTTCCAGCCCGCAACGCTGGTGAAACGCAGTCTGATTGACCGCACCCCAGACGCCCCGCTGGCGCAGCCGGCCGTGCAAATGCTCAAGGATTTCGGCACCGCGCTGTACAGCATCACGGTAACCGCCGACAGCCTCGCCGCACCCGATTGGGCGGCTGAGAAAGACGCGCGCACCGAATTCATGGGAGCCACCAGCAATTACCTCATGGCGGCCGGCCCGATGGTTCAACAAAACCCGATGATTGGCAGCTTCTTGATCCGCTTGCTGCAGTGGGGCGCCGCGGGCTTCAAAGGCAGCAAGACGATTGAAGGCGTCTTGGATGACGCGGCCAAACAGCTTGAGCAACAGGCGCAAAAGCCGCCAGAGCCCAAGCCGCCCAGCGCAGCGGATCAAAAGGACACGGCCCAGGCCGGCAAGTACGGCGCTGATGCCGAAAAGGCCAAGGCCGACACAGCCCAAACCAATCTGGAAACGCAGATCATGGCGCGCCAAACCGGCCTCATGCCGCAGCCGCAGCCCGTCACCGGCCCCATGGGCGGCCCAGGCGCCCCCGCGGGGCCGTTTGGCGGGCCTCCAGGCGCCCCACTGCCACAGCCGCCCCAGATGCCCCCGCAAGGCCCTCCAGGCGGCGCCCCCAATGGCATGCCCGGCATGTCACTCCCGCCCGGTTTCTAAGGTGAGCCATGGCAACCACAGCAGAAATTGACCAAGCCCTGGCCGTGCTACGCGCAGAGCGCGCCAAGCTGGCACAACTCATCACCGACCAAGACCACGCGGTGTTAGAGCGCGATGTGGCCATCGCCACGGTGGTGACGCTGGATGCGCGGGTGATTGCCGCTCATGACAGTGTGACGGTGGCCACGGCCCATCTGGTGACCTTGCTGGCTGAGGTGGAGATATAGCCATGCCCACGTATGAATTTGCGTGTGTCTCATGCCGTGAGCGGCTCAATCACATCAGCTCGATTTCGGATTACGTGCGGATGCCGCCGACCTTTGTGCATTGCGGGCAAAAGATGGAGCGGTTTTTTAGCATCGCGGCCGGTGTGGCCACGAGTAACGCGCTGGCGGGTGATCGCCATTACGAGGGGCTGCGCGCCCCCGATGGCAGCGATATCAGCTCACGCACCAAGCACCGCGCCTACATGAAAGCCAAGGGCCTCACGACGGTGGATGACTACACCGGCACTTGGAAACGACAGGCTCAAGAGCGGGCAGAACGACTCGCAGGCGCCGACCCTGGACGCAAACACGACGTCGCGGCGGCGATTGAAAAGCTGAGGGGCTGATGTTTCACGCGAAACAAACAGAGCCGCATGCAGCCGCATGTGGCCAGCAGTAACCCCGAGGTGTATCCATGGCAACCGAAAACACGATTCCCGGCAATGAGGCCAGCGATGAGCCCAGTTTGCGCGACACGATTGACGCAGCGTTTGAACAGCACGCAACCGATGAGGTAGACGACAAGAAGCCAGCCGCGCCAGCCCAGGCACCCGCCCAGGCTGACCCAGCCGACCCAGCCGAGCCCGGCACCGGCCGCGATGAAAAGGGCCGCTTCGCACCCAAGCAAGGGGGCGCGCCGGCCGCGCCAGCGCAAGAACAAACCCAGGCCGACCCCAACGCTGCGCCAGCGCCCTCCGAAATCAAACCCCCGGCGAGCTGGAATCCCACGGCGCGCGAAAAGTGGTCAGGCGTTGACCCCGAGATTAGGGCCGAGGTGCACCGGCGCGAACGGGAGATGCAACAGGTTTTGCAGCAAGGCGCGCAGGCCCGCGGCTTCATCCAGGCATTTGAAAACGTTGTGCGGCCGTATGAGGTTTTCATTCGGCAAGAGAACAGCAACCCGCTGCAGGCCGTGCAAAACATGATGCAGACGGCGGCCACGTTGCGCGTGGGCACACCGCAAGACAAAGCCGCTTTGGTGGCCGGCCTCGTGAGCAATTTCGGCATTGATATCGTGATGCTCGATACGCTCTTAGCGGGTAAGGCCGTTAACGGCGGCTTGCGGCCACAACAGGAATTTCGTGATCCGCGCGTCGATCAGCTTTTGCAGCAACGCCAGCAAGAGCAACAGCAATCCGAGCAGAGCATGAGGCATGAGCTGGCCACACAGCTCCAGAGCTTTGCGGACGCCCATGAGTTTTTTGGTGACGTGCAACAGACGATGGCCGACCTGATGGAGCTGCGCGGCAAGCACGGCCAGAAAATCGACATTGAGGACGCCTACAAACAGGCCTGTCAGATGCACGAGGGCGTTTCAAAAATACTTGCGCAACGCGCTACACAGGCGAACAATGGCACCCATTCTCAAGCGGTACTCCGTGCCAAGCGCGCGGCGGCCAGCGTCAAAGGCGACACGACCCCGCACAGCGGGGCCACGGTGCCCAAGAACGACTCGGTACGCGCCAGCATCGAAGCCGCCATTGAATCGCTGAGTTAAGCGATTCGCCCCGAGAGCCTCTCACGAGGGCCTTTCGGTTTGCAGCGCCAAAAGACCGGCGCGGATGAACCCCAACGCGGGGCCATCTCCCAACGGGTCAGCAAACCGAACCCCCACGGAGGCCTCACATGGCATTCCCCAACGTCACCGATATCGTCGCAACGACGATTGAGAGCCGCAGCAAGAAACTCGCCGATAACGTCACCAAAAATAACGCGCTACTTGCGCGGATGAGCCAGCGCGGAAACATTCGCACTGTCTCGGGTGGCTCACTGATTTTTGAAGAGCTGACCTTTGCCGAAAACGGCAACGTGGGTTGGTACTCGGGCTATGACTTGCTGCCCGTTGCCGCTCAAGACGTCATCAGCGCAGCGCAATACGATTTCAAGCAAGCCGCTTGCCCCGTCGTCATCTCGGGTCTTGACCAGCTCAAGAACGCCGGCAAAGAGCAAATGATTGACTTGCTCGAAGGCCGCGTGAAAGTGGCTGAGGCGAGCATGATGAATTTGCTGGCCGCTGGCATCTACAGCGACGGCCTCGCCGCTGGCGGCAAGCAAGTTACCGGGCTCAATGCAGCCGTGCCGGTCAACCCGCTCACCGGCATCTATGGCGGTATCGACCGCAACGCTTTCCCGTTCTGGCGCAGCCAGAGCACGACAGCCGGCGCCGCGCTCACCCCCGCAACCATCCAGGCCGCGTTCAACACCATGTGGAGCAGCCTCGTGCGCGGCATGGATCGCCCGGACCTGATTGTGGTGGACAACTTCATGTGGGGCATCTACGTGGCCTCACTCCAGGCGCAACAGCGTTTCACCAATCCCGAGAGCGCAAAGCTGGGCTTCCCGTCGATCCAGTACATGGATGCGGACGTGGTGCTAGACGGCGGCATCGGTGGTTTCGCAGTCACCAAGACAGCGTATTTCTTGAATACGAAATACCTTTTCTGGCGTCCGCATGCTGACCGTAACTTGGTGCCGCTGAGCCCGGATCGCCGCTACGCCATCAACCAAGACGCGACGGTGCAAATCCTCGCGTTTTGCGGCAATTTGACCTGCAGCGGCGCGCAATTCCAAGGGCGCCTCATCAGCCCGTAACCGAGCAAAAGCCGCAGGGCATTTGCATTGCCATCGCGTTGCCCCGGGCCGAGGCTCGGGGCTTTTTAGGAGCCAACGACATGGCCACCAAACACGCACCCGAACGGCCCGAGCCTGAGGCTGAGGCTGACTACAGCGAACCCAAAGACACGGAGCCAGAGGCCTACCCACTGGACGCCAACGGCGACCCGCCAGCCGGCGCGTTTTTGGAGGGCTACCGCTCGGCATTGGACAACCCAGCACACCCGCTGCACCACTTGAAGGACGCATAACCATGCCTGCCACTTTTCAGACAGACGGCGCGCTGTATGCCGCCCAGGGGGGCAACGACGTCGGCGCTGCATGCAGCGGTATCGGCGTGGGCTCCAATCAATCCGGCGCACCGGTGCCGGGCAATTTCTCATTGAGCGTTGCCGATTTCCTCATTCACCACATCGGAGGCGGCGACCCGGCCACAGGCTCAGCCAGCAACACCGGGCAGGTTTTAAATCCGCCCGTGGCGTTTGCGGCCGGCAGCGGCTACACGAATGGCACGTACCGCGTGCAAAGCAACGCCTCAGGCGGCCAGCCGGCCGGCGCGGCAGAAATTGAAATCGTGGTGACGGCTGGCGCAATCAGCTCGGCCCGTATCGTGCGGCCCGGCTCGGGCTTCACCAGTGCGCCCACGTTCACAGTGGCCAATGCCGTCAACATCAATGGCACGGGAACACCCATCGGCGGCAGCGGCGGCACGCTCACGGTAACCGTGGGCTTCATGTCGCAGGCCTACATGCTGGGCGCCGCATTTGGCAACGCCAAGAATACGCAACGCCTCGCAGCCGTCGGCGCCGTGGCCATCAATGCGGCCGTGACTCCGAGTGCCTACCTCAATCGCTCGGGCCGCGCGCTCGTGGCCGGTGACACAACCTGGGCGGTGGAGCCGTAATGCTTTCCGCTGGAGCCCTCATCTATGGCAGCGGCGGCCGTGTGCGAACCACACCCAACGCGCCTATCTCTGACTCGGGCTCTACCCCCGTCAACGCCCAAGGGCGCCTCGCCATTGCATTGGCCAATCCGATTGAGGGTTATGCAAGCGGCATTCCATTCGATGCGCAGCGCCGTGTGTGCATGACGGCCGACCCTCCCGCAGCGTTTGCAAACGGCCTCGCGTTTGCGGCTGACGGGCGCCTGTGTGTGGCGCAAACGGGCGCCATTGCGGGCTATCTCGCGGCATTGCCACGCACCGCAGACGGTGCCATTGCCATCAACAACAACCCTTGAAGGAAACGCGATGTACAACGAATTGCCCGATGCCGTTGACCCGGCCATGTTCACCCGCCCAAACGCTGGCGATGAGCAACTTTTTGTCACGTTCTATATGGGCGTGCTCAAGAATGAATCCAAGAGCCTGGAGCAAGGCCGGCCGATTTTCGATGATGTGGAAAGCGTGCGAATCCTCGTGCCCGGCGACCGGAACAGCGTGGTTGACCGGCCCGCAACACCAGACGACAAGCGCCGTTTTGCCAAGCAATACGACGGCTTCAAGCGTGGCCTCAAAGATGAAGAGCAAACCAGCGGTGTGCGCCTGACTGACTGGCCGTTTCTCACCAAAGGGCAATGTGAGGAATTGCGATTCCTCGGGCTGCGCACGGTGGAGCAATTGGCCGAGTGCCGCGATGATGTGTGCGCCCGTGTGCCGGGCCTCGTGACGCTCAAGCAAAACGCGGGTGTGTGGCTGGGCAAGACCAAGGGCACGGCCGAGGCCGCCAAAACCGCCAAGCTGATTGCTGACCAAGCCGCACAAATCGCCACGCTTCAAGAGGCCATCCGGGATCAAGCCGCACGCATCGAAAAGATGATTGAGCGCAGCGAGCGCGCAGCCGCGTGACAGAGGTGGCGCCGTGGCGGATTTCAACAAGCAAGCAACCGGCCTGGACATTATCAGGGCCGCCACGGCTCAGCTCGCGTTGCCGGTGCCGATTGCTGCAGCCTCGGCCCCAAATGATGTGACAGCGCGCCAGATGCTGGCGCTCCTGAACTATGCCGGCCGGCGCCTTATCAAGCCGACCAACGGCTACCGCTGGCAAGCATTGCGGCGCACATGGCAGCTCACGACCAACGCCACCGATACGCAGTACGACATGCCGCCCGATTGGGATTCATTCACCGATATGACGGCCTGGAATTTTTCCAGCCGCTTGCCCATGCTCGGGCCGGCCACGGATCAACAGTGGATGACGCTCAAAGCGCGCAACCTGGGCAGCTCCACTATCTCCGTGGTGTACCGCACGCGAGGCAACAAATTCGAGATTTACAACACGTTCACCAATCCGCAGGATTTGCGGATTGACTACGCGTCGCGCGCCTGGGTGCAAGACGGTGTAGACCCGCTGCGGTTCAAAGACTACGTGGAAACCGATTCTGATTTGGTGCTGTACGACAGTGACCTCATCACGGCCGCGCTCAAGCTGCGTTTCATGGTGTCGAAAGGTTTCGACACGACGGCCATGCAAGCCGACTACGACGACGCCTTGAATGCGGCCATCAGCGCCGACACTGACGCGCCCGTATTGACGCTCAACCAGCACAGCAGCTACCCGCTGATTTCCACGCAATTCAACGCGCCAGATACCGGCTTCGGGGTTTGACATGCAAGGCCTCGCACGACGCCCTAGCCCCAAGCTGCGGCAACCGCTGGTGCAGCAAGTCAAGACGGCGCTACCCCCGGTGCATGGCCTCAACAGCACGGGCGCCGTGGCCAGCATGCCCGAGGGTGACGCAATCAATATGGACAACGTGCTGAGCACTGACCTGGGCGTCATGGTGCGCGAGGGCTGGCGCGAATACGCCACCAACATCGGTGGCGATGCCACGCATGAGGTGCGGACCATCATGAGTTACGAGGGCGCGCCGGCCATCTCGACCGCTTCGCCGCTGGCTCAGTCAACGCTCTTTGGCGTGATTGACCAAGGCATTTTCAAGATTGAAGGGGGCGGCAATCTGGCGGCCCTGGCTCCCATGATGGCCTTGAGCGGCTCGATTGACGCGGGCCGCATGTCATTCGTGCAATTCACAACCGACTCGGGGCAATACCTCTGGGCATGCAGCGAGACAGACGGCGCCTACCTTTACAACGGCACGGCCTGGATGAAATGCACCAGCGTCGGCGGCCCTGGCCCCGGGATCATCACCGGCGTGGACCCGGCCAATTTCGTGCAGGTATGCGTCTGGAAAAAACGCGTCATGTTTATTGTGCGCGGCGGCTCGGCATGCTGGATTCTTGACGTCGGCGCCGTGGGTGGCGTGGCCAAAAAGTTTGATTTCGGGCCGCAGCTCTTGCACGGTGGCGCCGTGCTCGGGTTGGCCAATTGGACGCAAGACGACGGGGCCGGCGTGGATGACCGGCTTGTGATCCTGGGCAGCTCTGGCGACCTCGTTATCTATGAGGGCACAGACCCCACTGACGCCACCAAGTTTGCCAACATCGGCACATGGTTTATCGGCCAGCCGCCCGTGGGCCGGCGTTGCTTCACCCAGAGCGGCGGCAATGTCTACATCCTCACCGAATTTGGCGTCATACCCGTCAACTTGATTGTGCAGGGCGGGCTAGACAACTTGCTGACCAGCGACACGGCGCAGATATCGCAATTGCGCAAGCTGCAAAGCGAGCTGAATGACAACTTCCAAACCTTGCTCAACGTCAAAGGATGGGAGCTGATGAGCTTGCCGAGCAAAGCATTGCTCCACATCGCGCGGCCCTCCACCAGCAGTACAGAGCATGTGCAATACGCTTTCCAGTGGCACAACCTCGCCTGGAGCCGCTTCTTGGATGTGCCCGGCGCGACATTCGGGCGCCGCTTGAGTGAGGTGTACGCGGGCACGGTGGACGGCCGCGTGTTGCGCATCTTGGACGGCTTCACAGACGGCAAGAAATTGAACGGCACCGGCGCCCAGGAAGTGCGCGCCCGGCTCACGCCAGCGTTTTCGTACATGGGCAATCCAGCGGTACGCACGCAGGCCCTCATGATGCGTTGCAACTTCCTGACCGCGGTTGAGCCGGCGTACTCGCTGGTGATGAATGTAGATTTTCAGCTCAACCCCGCAAGCGGCAACGCCATTGCAGGGCCGGCCATCGGCAGCCTGTGGGATCAAGCGTTTTGGGATGCCGCCAATTGGGCCGGGGGTGCCAGCAGCTTTGCGGAATGGCGCGGTGTGGAGGGCCTGGGCTACGCGCTCGCACCCACCATTTTTATCAGCGCACAGACACGCACGGTACTGGCCTCCATTGAGTACATGACCAAAGACGGGGGGCCGCTGTGATGCTGGCTGCCAATGATCGTAGCCGCGTGAATGCGTTTTTCAGCGACCGGCTCGGCTTGCATGCCTCGGCAGATTTCCGCGGGGTGTTGCATGTGCCCGATGAGTACACCGGGCAGCTTGCGCAAATGGATCATGTGGCCGTGGCCATTGGCTATAACGGTTTCGTCGGCCGCACATGCTGCATTCACATCGTGATTCAGCGGCCGGACCTCTTCAGCCGCGCGCTGATTCGTGAGGCGTTTGAGTATCCGTTTCTAGTGTGTGGCTGCGAGGCCGTTTTGGCGCTCATCGATTCTCACAACGATAAGTCACTCGACCTCACGCGGCGCATTGGCTTTTCTGAAATCGCGCGCATCCCACACGGTGGCCATGAGGGCGATTTGATCGCCAAGCAAATGTTGCGCGCCGATTGCCGCTGGCTGCGCAAGCCGCATTGAGGGGGCTCCATGGATATCGATTGGAACCGCTTTCACGAATTCACCAAAAAGTATGACCCGCTGGGCCATTACTTGGTGGATTGGACGCGCAAGAGCAGCGCCGGCACGGTCAACAAAACCAGCAAGCTCCTGGGCGATGCCGCCGACAAGGTTGGCATTAACAGCAGCTTGCCGCGCTACTGGCAGGGCAAATCAGAGCGTGACTATTCGGATACCGACCACTGGCTGGAAAACACGGCCGGCAGCGCAGCCGCGATTTACGGCGGCATGTCTGCATTGGGTGGCAGCGGCAGCGGCACGACGGCCGCAGGCGCAACCGAAAGCAGTGCAGCGCCCAACGCGCTTGGCTACGGCATGGAAGGAAATGCGGGCTACGTCAACCCCTCCACAGGCGGCAGCTTTGGCAGCACGGCCGCCAAGGGCGGGCTCAGCTCCATGAATCTCCAGGGCCTCGGAAAAATGTTTGGCGGCAGCGGCAGCGGGCAACAGCAAGCCGGCAACGACAGCATGTCACGCCAGCTCGCACTGGCCGAAATGATGCGCAAGCGCCAAGAGGATCAAGACGCAGCCAACCAAATGCCCGGATGGGTGAACACCTCGCCGCAAGGAGCCTACGCATGAGCAAAAACTCAGGGCCATCGGCCCCGGATTACACCGGCGTTGCTAACCAGCAAGCCGCACAGAATCAACAGAACACGACGGCGCAAACCTGGGCCAATCGGCCGAATCAGACAAGCCCATTCGGTTCCTCCACATGGGGCACCACAACCGTCAAAGACCCAACGACGGGGCAAGACGTCACCCAGTGGACACAGAACACGACCCTGGACCCCAAGCTGCAGGGCGCGCTGAATTCGCAAATGGATTTGACCAAGGGCCGCAGCGACCTCGCTGGCGGCATGCTGGGCAATGTTCAAAATTCGCTCGGGCAGCCGATGGATTACAGCGGCTTCACCCAGATGAGCCAAGGCCCCCAGGCCTACAACTTTGGCGGTGGCGGCCCGATTCAAAGCAGCCTCGATTACTCGGGCGCGCAAAACGTGGGCAATGCAGCCGACACGCGTGCCAAGGCCGAGCAAAACGCCTACGCGTCACAGACCTCACGGCTTGACCCGCGATTTGATGCGCAGCAACGCAGCATGGAAACCGACCTAGCCAACCGCGGTATCTCGCGTGACAGCGAGGCCTATACGCGCGCCATGGATGATTTCAACCGCAACAAAAACGATGCGTACCAACAGGCGCAAATGGGCGCGATTACCGCAGGCGGCACGGAGGCGCAACGAGATTACGGCATGGATTTGGGCTTGCGTCAGCAGCAAGTCAACGAGGCCGGCACACAAGGCCAGTTTGCAAACACGGCGCAGCAACAGCAATACGCCCAGGGCATGCAAGGCAACAGCCAGAATTTCAATCAACAGCTCCAGGCCAGCAACTATCAAAACCAATTGCGGCAACAGCAGATTGCCGAGGCCATGCAACAGCGTGGGCAGGGCTTGAATGAAATGAACGCGCTATTGCAAGGGCAGCAAGTGCAAACGCCTCAATTCGGCAGCTTCGGGCAAGCCGCCCAGGCACAGACCCCCGATTTGCTCGGGGCAGCCAGCAGCCAGTACGGTGCGGCGCAAGGCCAGCAGAGCAGCAAGAATGCCATGTTTGGCGATGTGCTGGGCGGCCTGGGCCAGCTTGCCGGCTCTTACTTTGGATTCAGTGACCGGCGCGTCAAGACTGAATTCCGGCGCATTGGCCGACACCCCAAGGGGTTTGGCATCTATCGTTATCGCTACATCGGCGAGCGCGGCACGCGTGTGGGCGTGATTGCCCAAGAAGTGCGGCGCCGCATGCCTGAGGCCGTGCGCGAAAACTCGGGTGTGCTGATGGTCGATTACGCACGCGTCGGCGCTTTGATGTAAGGGGCTCGCCATGAATGACTATTTCCAAGACCCGCAACAGCCCGGCTTTGATTACCAGCAGCCGGCATGGGGCGGCATGCAACCGACTAACCAGCAAGTGCAGGGGCAAGGGGGCCGGCTCTCGCCTGAGCTGATAAACGCCATGCTGCAATTGCAAATGAACAAAGGCAAGCAAAGCGATATCAACCGACAGATGCAAATGGCCCAGGCGCTGCGTGAGAACACCGCGGGCCCAGCCAAGGCCACCTCACCCGGTGGCGGCCGTGTGGGGGCGCCCAATTGGGCCGGCACGCTGGCAAATGTTTACGGTCAATACAAGGCCGGTCAGATGGATCGACAAGCCCAGGCCGATAGCGCCGCGCTGGATGAAAAACGCATGATTGCCGCAAAGAAGATTTACAAGAACACGACCGGCCAAGACTACGTTGATATGGAGTGAGCGCCATGGCCTACGTACCGCAAAAACTTGTGCAGACCCTTGGGGGCGGTGATGACATGGGCGGTGCTGGCTTTGCTACCTCGGCTCCCTCATGGGCCAACGCTGGCCAGCCAGCACAGCCGCAGGCTCAGGAGCCGGCCTACGTCCAGGCGTTGCGCGCTCGCCTTGCACAACCTATCAGCCCCACGGTATCGCCCGAGGAAGCACAGCAACGGCGCGACAGCAACGCACGCGATTACAACCTAGGCTTGCTCATGCAGCTCTCGGGCGATGAATCGTTTGCGCCCATCGGTGGCCAGATGCTCAAGCAAGCCCTCGCAGCGCGTGAAAAGAAAATCACGGAGCGCGGCACGACCGACCCTTTCAGCGGGCAATTCACCTACAACCCGGAATATCTGCGTGAGAAAGATGAGGGCGCAATTGGCCAGTATGAGCAAGGCCGGCTTGCGGCGGCTGACAAGGCCAAACTTGAGGCCGACAAAAACGCCGCGATGCTCCAGGGCAAGCAAGAGCACAACGAGCTGATACGCACATTGGCGGCCGGCAAGGATGGCAGCTCAGGCATGGGCGGCATGGTGGATGCCCTGGGCACCTACACGATGGACCCGGCCAGCGCATTTGCGCGCATGACGCCAGCGGCACGCAATAACCTCATCACTCAGGTGCGGGAAAAATATCCCGAGTACGACCCCACAACCTACTCGGCCAAGAAAGCGGCAGCACTCGCGTTTGGCGCTGGCACCCAGGGCAACGCGCTGCGTTCCTTCGCAGTGGCTGGCCAGCATCTTGACCAGCTCGGCAGCTTGGCTGATGCGCTGCAATCGGGTGATGTGCAATTGATAAACCGTGCCGCCAATTTGTACAAAACTCAGACCGGCAGCGAGGCGCCGACCAATTTTGAAGCCGCAAAGGATGTGGTGTCCAAAGAGGTTATCAAGGCCATTGTGGGTTCGGGTCAGAGTGGCGTGGAAGAGCGCGAGCACCTCGCAAAGTTGCTGGATGCCGCCAAGAGCCCGGCGCAATTGAAAGGCGTGATTCGCCAATATCGCGGCCTCATGGAGGCTCAACATGACGCGCTGATTGAGCAACGGCGCGCAGCCGGATTGCCAGCTTTGACGCAGCCCAGTTACGGGGGCAATGCACCCGCACCCGGTGCCGGTGGCAATGTCACGGATTTTTCGGCTCTGCCGAAATGAGGTGATGCAATGGACGTCAAACTAGCAGACGGCCGGATCATTGCCAACGTGCCCGAGGGCACGACACAGAGCGAATTGCTGCGCCGGGTTGCCGCTGGCGATCATCAGCAACGTGCGGCCCAGCTCAAGGCCAGCAATCCAGGCGAATACGATCCCGCGTCACCCGAGTGGAAGGCCAAGTACGGGCCCGGTGATGCCGGCGTGTGGGCCAACCTGGGCGCCGGTTTTGACAACCTCCGCCAAGGTGTGCAGCAAATCGCTGGCAAGCATGGCATTGGCCCAGGCGTCACCGATGAAGACATTCAAGAAAAACGCCGTATCGATGCCCAGGCCGCCGACGGCAGCCTAGCAAACAAGGGTTTGCAGGTGCTTGGGGAAGCTGCCCCGTCACTCATCTTGCCCGGTGGCGCCATGGTGCGTGGGCTCTCAGTGCTCGGAAAGACGGCATCGGTACTGGGTGCCGGCGCTGCGGCCAATGCGGCCACGGCAGCAATTGAACCCGTCACAAGTGAAGAATCACGCGGCCAAAATGTGGCGCTCGCTGGCGCGCTGGGCGCCGTCGTGCCGGGGGCTGGCTCATTGGCCGGCAAAGTTGGCACCAAGTTAGTCAAGTCTGTAGCAGAAACCGCGGTGCCACGGCGCGCGGTGCAAGCACTGGCCGAGTACATCCCAACAGCCGAGCGTGAAGCCTTGCTTGCAAAGCTGGACGCATACCAGCCGCCGACCGTCAAAGGCAAGCCCGTTGATATCCCGACCAGTGCAACCCAAGCCACGGGCAATGAGTATCTTGCCCAGGCCGAGGCGGCCAATCGCGCCATTCCAGAAACGGCCCCGGGCTGGAATCGGTTTGGCGCGGATCGCAATGCGGCGGCCTATGGCGCGCTCGAAGACCTTGCCCCCAAAGATTTGCGCATGCAACGCCTGGAGGCTGTACGCGAGGGCCGCACGGCCCCATTGCGTCAGCAAGCCATGCAAGAAGCAGCGCAGCGCGCCGACTACACCACACCCGTTTTGCAGCATGCCGAAAACATGCTGAGCGGCGACAGCGGCGCAATCCCTGCCGTCAAGAAAGTGGCCAACTATGTGCAGGGTGAGCTGGGCGACGGAAATGTGACGCCTGGGCGCATGTATGCGATGCGCAAATATCTGGCCGATACGCTGGGTGGCCCGGTGGCCGTTGGCGATGAGCTGGGCGCAGCCGTCAAAAGCTCCCGGCGCGAAACCATGGGTGTCATCAGTGCGATAGACGACGCCCTGGCCGGTGGCCAGAAAGCCGGCAGCACATGGGAAAAATATTTGCAGGAATACGGCCAGCGCTCAGCGCCCATCAACTCGGGCACGGCGTTGCGTCAAACGCTCGCCGATATCGCGGAAAAGCCCTACGTGGGCAGCACGCCCGAGGTGACATACACCGGGCTCAAGAACATTTCCAACAAGTACCGCGATGCGGGCAAGTTTGGCGACAAGCTGACACCGGCTGACGCCTCCAGCCTGGACGCCTTGAAAGAAAGCCTGCGGGTAGCCGAGGCGCCCGGCCGCTCTCGCAAGGTTTCCGGCACCATGGGTGGAGGCTCGCAAACAAACCTTGATTCACTCTTGGCCACGGGCGCCGACAAAATTATCAAGATGCTGCCCGGCATCGGTGGCTATGCGTCACGCCTGGAGGAATTGAATCAGCCGCTTGTGAATGCGGAAATGGCGCGCTTGCTCAAAGACCCCCAAGCAATGGCCGAGGCATTGCGCGCAATGCCCCCGGGCCGACTGGAGCAACACCTTATTGATTTGATGCGCGGCGGCAATGTCACGGCCGGTGCCACGGTCGGCGCAGCCGCCACACCATAGGAGGCACCATGCCCCGCAACAGCTCAGGGAATTACACGCTCCCGGCCGGCAACCCGGTTGTGCCGAATACGCTCATTGAGACAACGTGGGCCAATCCCACGCTCTCAGACGTTGCCGCCAGCATCACGGACAGCCTGGACCGTTACGGCCGCGGCGGCATGCTGGCGCAATTGAAGCTGGCAGACGGCACAGTGGGCGCGCCTGCGTTTGCGTTCAACAGCGAGGCCAGCACGGGCCTCCTACGGCCATCTTCGGGCGTGCTCAATGTGGCTGTGCTGGCGTCAATCGTTGCGAGCTTCACAGCGGCGGGGATGGCCGTTACCGGCACCCTCACAACCTCGGGGGGCATCACGCAAACCGCAGGCAATAGCCAGTTCAACACCCTGACGATGGGCACCGCTACGCCCATTGCAAACGTGCGCATTACCGTCGTTGGTGACACACCGTTTACAAACGTTATGACTGCCACTGGTTACGGTGGTCAATCGGCTATTACTTTGCGCACGGCGGGGGGCACCATTGCTGCGCCATCGGCAACCCCAGCTGGCACAGTGGCTACTCTCGCAGGCAGCACCACAAGCGATGGCATCAATTTTTTCAACACTGCGTTATTGCAATTCATCGCAGAGGGTGCGCCAGTAGCGGGCAGTCATCCCACGGCGGTTGGCATCTTCACCACACCCGCAGGCAGCACAGCGCGCGTTGAACGCGTGCGCGTGGACAGCGTGGGCCGCTTCATTGTGGGCACCGTTGCGCCATCCCTGACCGTTGCCGGTGTCGAAGTCCAAAGCGGGCCGGTACGCGTGCGCGGTGCCATCAATCCGTTGCCTCTGACGACTAGTGTTGAGCTGGGCACGATTGCGGGGTTTCCCGTGCAGACGCTTATCAACACGGCGGGGGCGGTGGATACGCGGGCATGGGTCAACTATGCCGATAACACGCAATTGCATTTCTCGCTGCACAACGACGCGTTCTCTGCTGGCAATGATTGGCTAACTGTTACGCGGAGTGGCACGGCGTTAACGAGTGCTGTGCTCGCGCCCCTCAATGTCGGCGGGGTCGGTATCGGCGTCAGCCCGTCAAATGGTTTCAAGTTGGACGTAAACGGCGGAATTCGGGCGCGCGGGTCGATTGCCCCAAACACTGGCGTTGCGGGGATCGCAATTGGCACAGGCGGCACAGGCGGCGAATTGTTGTTCACCGATCCCACGGCGCCTGCGGATCAAAAATTTTCTGACATTCTCTCAACCCCAAATAGTGTTATTTTCCGCTTGCTTACCGATTCTTTCGGCGCCGCAAATGCATACATGCAGGTTGCCCGAACGGGCGCCAGTGTTGCGAACCTGATATTCCCGGGCGGGATTGTCGGTGTCGGTGCGGTGCCCCCTGCTGGCTATAACTTTTGGGCGGGTGGCAATATCGGCGGTGTCACCAACATAGGTGGCAGCTCAGACAGCAGCGCATACACGATTTATGCCGGGTTGACCCCGTCGAATGGTGGGTACCTACAAATTTGGGGCAGCTCTAGCCCTAACCCTAACCTGCTGATTCTGGGCGGCAATGGCGCATCTCGATTGCTTATCGACACCGTCGGTCGCATCAATACCCCAGCCATTCACAACAACCCGTCAGGCGCGTCAGGTGGTCAATACCTCGCCAGCGGCACGTACACCCCCACGGGAACGAACGTCTCGAATTGCTCGTCTGTCATCCCGACTAAGGCGCAGTTTGTGCGCGTGGGCAATGTGGTGCATGTCACTGGCGCATGTGCCGTTACTGTGGCTGTGGCGGGTACGGGCACCATTTATCGTTTGTCCCTGCCCGTTGCATCAAACCTCGCCGTCATCAGCGACCTCAGCGGGGCCGCAACGAGCATCAGCTCGGGGGGTGGCGCGGCAAACACGGTACAGGCCGACGTAACAAACGATCAGGCCGTGTTTTCTTTCAACGGCCCCGGCTTTACAGGCGGGATCAATTTCACCTACTCATATTCCTATGAGGTGCTTTGATGAATGACCCCGCAGACCTGACCCTGACGCTTGACCCCCGCACGCTCGATTACGTGGCGGCTTGCATCCAGCAACACCCGGCCGCAGCGGCGGCCATTGCCCAGGCCGAATCGCAACGCGTCATGCAGCTCATCAGCGAACAGGTACAGGCCCAGCAAAAAGAAAAGGCCCCTGAGGGCCTTTTGAACGGTGCCGGGGCCGAGAGCCCAGCGCTGACGCAGTAGCGCGTCCTAGGCCGTTTTTGCGGCCTTGCTGGGCACGTAGTCCGGGTGCGCGCCAATCTTGATACAGAACAGCTCCCAGGCGGCCGGGTGCATGGGCGTAATGCCGCGCTCGATTTCGCTCCAGCGGTATTTGCTCGTGAGGCCGACCAGCGCGGCGGCCTCCGTTTGCGTCAGGGCTGCGGCTTCGCGTGCAGCTTGCACCTCGGCCGGCGTGGGCTTGGACAGCATCAATACACCTCAAGGGTTTGCGGGCAGTAGGAAGCAAACGAGCGCGAGAAAGTCTGCCCTCCGTAACTGTAGGTGCCAACGTAAACCATGCGGCCGGTAACGCTCGTGCCCATTTCGCAGCTTTGCAAAAAGGCCGTGGCGGCATGCGCCGGGGCAGCAACACCGAAAGACACGATCAGGGCGAAAAGGGCGGCAGAAAAACGCTTCATGTAAACCTCAAATGGTTAGTGATTGGGAAATCACAATGTAGCGGCAACCGCAACAGAAATCAAGGCAGCATTTCACGGTAACCGCTACAGGCCACTTGCGGCAACATGGGGCCGCGTAGGGCCGTTAATCTTGAAATGCAGCGTTTTGCGCAGCGTTTTCCGCCACGATTTCACACTTACCGGGCGTCATTGCTTGACAACCAGTCCTCTCGATGGAAAAATCCATACATCGCCGCAAGTATCCGCAAGTGGCCGCAAGTGACAAAACACTAGCAACGACGCGGGTTTGCGGGGAGATTGAGATTGGCGCAAGTGGCCGCAAGCGGCCCCAAGTGACAAGAGTTGCGCAGCGTTTCGTGCAGCGTTTCAATCTGGGCTCTTTCTGTCAACAACGATCGATTTTCTACGCGAGGCACCATATGCAAGCCACCAAGTTCAAACAGCTCACAGACAAGTACATCACTGACGCAAAGCCCGAGGATCATGGCTCACGTATCAGCGACAGCCGCGGCCTCTACATCGCTCTGATGTGGAACCGCCCGTTTCATCTGTGGCGCTTTGATTTTGTCAGCCCAACGACCGGCAAACGCAACACGCTCAACCTGGGCGAACATCCTGCAATGAGTGTTGAGCTGGCCCGCGAAAAGGCCGCGGAGGCGCGCAAGCTGATTGCCGCGGGCGTGTGCCCGGCTGAGCTGCGCGACGGTGCCAAGGAGGCCGCCAAAACCTCACAGGAGGCATCGCGCCGGGTGTCCAAGGGCTTGCCAGCCCTGGGCAGCTTCAAGGCCGTAGCGCTCTCGTTTCGCGCCACCAAGTGGCAAGAGAAACACGGCACCAGCTTTAAGAACAAATGGGCTGACTGCCACGCGCTCAAGTGGCTGCGCATTCTCGAAACCCACGCTTTCCCCACGCTGGCCAACCGCCAGATGAGCGCCATTGAAATCGACGAAATTTTTGCGTGCATCTCGGCATTGGAAAAGGTCAACAAGCTGGAGACTGCCAAGTGCCTGCGTAACTACGTCAAGCAAATTTTTGATTACGCCGTCGTGCTGAAGCTGGTGGCTCACAACCCCGTACCGTCACTCAAGGTTGTTGTGGCCCATTCGACCATGCGCCGGCACAACCCGGCGCCCACGACACCCGAGGGTATTTTTGGCGTGCTCAAGGAAATCGACCCTTACGAAAAGGGCGGCTCTGCGTGGCTCTGTTTCCAGCTCTTGGCTTTGACATGGCAGCGCCCCGGCAACGTGCGCGAAATGGAGTGGTCAGAAATCAATTTCGAGACAGCCGAGTGGACGATTCCCAGCGTCAAGATGAAGCGCACCAAAGAGCAAAAAGAAAAGATGCCGGCGCATGTCGTGCCGCTGCCCCGTCAGGCTATCAAGTTGCTCAAAGAGCAAAAGCTGAAGACCGGCCTGGGCCGCTGGGTGATGCCCTCCACCGCTGGCGATGAGCTGCCCGTGAGCGAAAGCGCGCTATCCAATGCGATTGACAGCATGGGCTTGCGCGGCATCATTACCCCGCACGGTTTCCGCGCCATGGCTCGCACCGGCCTGGATGAAATCCATTTCTTTGACACGCGCCCACTGGAGGCCAATTTGGCACATAGCAACGGCATGAGCCTCAAGGGCTCGTATGCACGGGCTACGTGGTTGGACCGGCGCGCTGTGGCCGTGCAACTCTGGGCCGACTATCTGGATGAGCTGCGCCAAACGCAGGGCAAGGCCAGCAAGAAAGCCGCATAAGACACAGGCCCCTCACGGGGCCTTTTCAATTTTCCAGGCAATCACGGCGACGGCGCAGCGCGGCCGGTTGGCCCATTCGACAAAGTACAGAGTTTCACCCTTGCCAACTCTGGGATGGCTGTGCGAGCCCAAGACGGTGCCCAGGGTGCCCAGCGGTGTAGTGTCGCCAACATCCTCCGCAGTCTTGACAATGATTGCCCCGTTGGGGATGGCCCCCGGCGCTTGCTTGCGGGTGAAGCCGCCAATCCACCCATGCTCATGGTGGAAGGGGAATTCATTCATTGGCGCGCTTTCTCACTCATCACGGGCACTTCAAAGCCCTCCACAATTTCCATATGTCCGACCTCGGCCTCGGCCCAGGTGCTGTATCTCTGGAGTACCTCAGACTGGCGGATTGTGCGGCCAAATAGCACGGTGCCCGGCGCCGTGCTCTCATGCAGAAAAACGCAAGTCTCAAACAGCACCGGCCTACCCCGGCCGCTGTGGTTGTGATCCGACCCTAGAAAAACCGTGCTCACCTCCGAGCCGTCCAGCATCACGCTAAACGCCACGCGCCGTTCGGCATCTTCAAACCATTGCGCCCACGTCATGACGTCACGCACCGGTCTGGGTTTCTTGCCCTCCAGAATGAAATACCGAGGGCGCTGGCGGTTTCTCATTGGCGGGTCTTTTGGGTATCTACCGCATCGGACAAACCGCAGGCCAGTGAAAGCGCCCCAAAAAACCGCGGCATGTCTTTGGTGATGCCGGCCAGCTTGCCAGCATCTGGCTCACCGGCCACGCATACACCCAGCTTGCCGCCATCCTGAATCGCAATCACGACCACGAGGCAGCCCAGCTCAGCGGCCATTTTTTGGGTGCCCTCATCGCACTTGCGCGCCCATTCGGGATCAATCGGCAATCGGTTGAGCGGGTCAATCATGGCGCCGGTCCCTGGGCTGTTTTGAGGTACTCACGCACATCAGCGGCACGCCAGCGCACGAGGCGCGCAGTGCGCCAGAAAGGCGCCGGGAAGGCGCCGCGTTTGACTTTGTGGCGAATCGTATTCGGTGCAAAGCCGGTGAGTGTCGATACGGTTTCAATGGTCAACAGGGCGTCAGGATCGGCAGCGGCTGAGAGCGATTGAGACTTGCGTTTTTTTCCTAGGGTGGACATTTGGCGGTTCCTTGTAGTGGTTTTGCCGCCCCTCATTCAATCTGTTATTACCAATAGTAGATATGCGGTTTGCGGCCCTGTGGCCACAATACCCGGTCGGCTTCGCAATCCAACGCAGCATGGGCTGAGCGGTTGCGTAGATTGGCCTCCAGCAAATGGGCCGCACGGCGCGCCGGTTTTGTCATCCATAGACGCACCCACCAGCCCGGCGTAGCGCAGTAGTCATAGGGCCAGTGGCGCCCGTGAATCGTGTGGCGCTTGCGATCATGGTGCTGTGTGTGGCTCATGGATCGGCCCTCATCACCATATCGGCAAGGCGCCCGTTATTCGTTGCAAGGCGTGCCGCTGAAAGCAAAATCTCGGAGCGCACCGATACAAAATTGATGACCTCGGCCCCGGGGTGGCGGATTGAATCGCAGGCGTCAGGCGAGGTAATCACATGGTAGTTACGGCACGCCAGCGGCCGGTTTTCGTACACCTTGCACCCGTCGTGCTGATTCAAGAAAACGCAGGCGCGCAGCTCGGGCGGCACATCACTCCATTGCTCGGCCTCGGCCTGGACGCGTGCGCGCTGCATGTCGATTTCGATGCCCTCATCGTGAGCCGTGCGCGCCAGTAATGCGGCCTCTTGGGCGGTAATGCTCACCTCGATATGGCAGCAATGCGCGCAGCCTGGACGGCACGAAATTTCAATCGCTCTGGGGTGCCGGTCTTTCTCAATCTGAATCAGCACATCGGCCATTTCATGCTGACGCTCGGCCACCTCGGCCGGGGTGATATCGGGCGTGTCAGCCAACGCTTTCAAATCGCGCTCCATGGCACTGTGCAGCATGGCAATGCTGAGTTGATCCTTGGGTGAGGCGCCACGAAACGCACGCGACAGGGCGCCACTGCGAACCGCCAGCGCTTGCTTAATGGGCTGTGGGTTTGTCTTCTTGGCTTTCTTCTTTTTCATCATTTTCACCCCCAAAAAGTTTGCTCAATATGCTGCCCAAATCCAGCTCTTTGATTTGCTTTGCCAGCTCTTTTTTCTTGGTGTATTGGGCGCGCTCGTGGGCCACGGCCTCGGCTATCTTGGCCATCATTTGTTCGCGCTTGTCATCTTGCACATGCTTTTCAATCAGCAACGCAATGTTGCAGGCCAGCGCCTCCATGTAACCCGGGATTGAATCCGTGTGCGCGGCGAAGCGTAAAAGGTTGTGCATCATGGCCTCGGCCATGTGGCACATGGTTTCCGCGCGGATGCGGTCCGCCTTAATATCCAGGCGTTGCATGGTGCCGCCAAAATGCGTTTTCAGCTCATCGGCTGTGTGGGCGTGAATCTCTGTCACGGCGGGCACCTCTTGCCCTCCGATGTTGACGCCCCCGTCAGTGTCCACCACAAAATCCCATGTGCTGGCGCTGGTGCGTGTCACATGGCCCATATCGCAGTCCGCATCATTGCCGTCGTCTTCAATCAGCTTCACACGGTAAGCCTCCACATCACCGGGCAGCGCGATCAGGTCAACTTTCATGGGGTTCCTTTTGCTTGATAGCCGCTTCAATGCGGGCAATGTCGGCGCGCAGCCTTTGCGCTACTTCGTCGGTGTCGTGAATCAATCTTTCCGCAAAATTCAACGTGCTAAAAAACAGATTGCCCCATGTGCAAGCAATGACCCCAAACAAAAACGCATTGGCCGTGTTTTCCATTTTGGGGCCGTAGACGCTCGCACCAATGCACATGGCCAGCGCAACCACGGCGCCCAGCCGCCAGAGCCAGCCAGTGCGCCGACGACTCTTTGCCACTGACTCCATGTCTGCTGAAATCTGCATGAATTGAGCGCGCATGTGTAGCAGCGACTCATGGTCCAAGACCTCCAGCGTGCGCCCGAAGTTATCGCTCATGCCGCCCTCGTTGCCGTCTTGCGTGCGCGCGTTTCAACCTTTGGGGGCTTGATATCGCGCATCATTTTTTTGGCCAGCTTTGCCAGCTTGGCAATGGCTGCGGCCTCATCGCCGGGGCTCAGATTGTGTACGGCCAGCGCTTGACGAATGGCGGCCTCAATGCCCCACAGATGAACCGAAAACGCGCGTGCATTCCACTTGCCCGAGGCGCTCTTGAAGCGCGCCTGACAGTACAGCGATTCATTCCCGCTCGCCGATTTGCGCCAGATGATGGAGGCATTGCGCACCCCGCTGGTGTTTGTTTTGTACTGAACGCGTGGCGCGACGGCCGCATGTGCCTGGGCGTCTGCAATGCGCTGGGTTTCAATTTCAAGCATGGCCTCGGCCGCTTTATGCGCGCCGGCTTGCCCTCCGTGCTTGCGATCAGAAAACCATTTACTCCCACCGGCCCATTTGAGTTGATAGCCACGCGAGCCGCCTTGCTCAATACGCACGATATTCATTTCAGTGAGAGAGCGGGGTGTCTGCGGTGCCGTGGTTTTGGTGCAGCGCCTCAATTGCATGAATGGCCGCCATGGCGGTGCCCTTGATGACAATGGGCTTGATGTGATATCGCGCGCATTTGAGCTGCCCCACGACGGCCGATGATTTGGCATTGAGGATGACTTCAGCCCCGGCGCGCGGCACCCAGTGGTTCAAATGATCCTGCGGAATAAAACGCAGGCTGGTGCCACCATTGAACGCGCGCTTGATTTCGGTAATCTGCGGCTCAAACATGCCCAGCAAATCGACCTTGAGTTTGTCCGCGTCTTCATGCTCTTCAATGCGCGCCATCACGGAGGCCGGGTAAACGGCCGGGGCTGGCGCCTGGGCTTGCTCAACAGCCGCAGCGGCGGCCACTGGAGGGGCCACAGGCGGCACGGCCGGGGCCTCGGGCACCGGTGGCACTGGCGAGGCGCTCGGAGGCGTCACAGGCCCGCCCAGCTCGGCCTGGAGGGTGTCCACAACCATCTGTTTCAAGCCGCGCTCGATTTGCTGCGTGAGGGCTGCACCCAGCGCATGGGCCATCTTGGACACATTGCTATCCAGGGCGCTCAATACGTGGCGCTCATGTGCAGCCAGCAAATCGCCCATGGCGGCCGACATGACGTCGGCAAACGTGTGCGCTGCATCCGCAAAATGCCCCGGCTGTGGCCTGGGCTGCGGCATCGGCGCCGGCACATTCACAAACTCGGCCACGGCCTGGGCGATGGGTGCGGGGGCGGCTTCAGGCGCTGGCGCTGGCTCGCTGTAGGGGTCGGCCTCGGGCAGTGTCCAGATGAGCGCATCCGCTTCCTTGAGGCGCCCTTCAAGAATCGCGTTTGAAATGCTTTGAACGCTGGAGCGTTTGCGGCGGCGATCCGGGGGCAACACCTCTTGAGCATCGGACACGATCAGCGCCGGGCCGCGCTCATCGCCATCCTTTCGCATCGCCTGGACACGGCGTGCCACAAACGCCCATTCCTTGCGGCTCCACTTGGTATGCCCCTGTGCGCCAATTTGCTGAATGGTTTTTTCCCGCTTGGGTGCCGGTGCCGGCTTTTCCACACTCAATTCAGCGGGCAGGTTATAGCGCCGGCCATCCTCCAGCATGCGCGATGCCGTGCCCAGGTGGCCATTCACGACCGATGAGCGGGAGCGCTGGCGATCCGCAGGCAATACGTGCTGGGCATCAAATATCAAGCGGTTGTCTGAGTAGGCAAATTTGCCGCGCTTCAGAATCCGGTCAGCCTCACGCGCGATCAGTGCCCATTCGCCCTGGGTCCACTGGATGGGGGATTTGCCGCGCTCGGCCACTTTGTCCTTATAGAGTTTCGTGCTCTTTTTGGGTGCAGAAAACGTGCTGACCTTGGTTCCCATGGGCAAGTACTTTTTAAGCACGGGGCCGTTTTTGGAATCGTTGGCCAGCCGCTCGATTTCGCGCTGTGTGCGCCAACGGGGCCGCGGCAAGGCTTCTTTCTGGGCTCTGTAGTAGGCCTCGGCCAATGGCAACCCAGCCGCAACGAGCGTGCCGGCAATGCTGCCCACAGTGGTGTATTCCTGCGGTGTCCAGCGCGTAAAAGGTACCGTCATTTTGTCGCCCCGTCGGTTGTTGGAATACGGCGGATTTAAAGGCTGTGCCTCACTATCTGTCAAGCTGAGTTGCTCCCCTGTATTGACACCCTGTCCAGCATGTTTAACCTCGTGCATGGCGATTACTCCTTGGTGAATTTGGGCTCAATATGTCGGCTCATCGGCCGCAAACCATGTGTGCAAATAGGCTTCACATTAGCCCCTATTCATGCAAGGGTAAAAGAGCGCCCCGGCCGCAGCCGGGGGCATGCCGTCAAGCTGTTTCTAAAGTGCTGAGGGGCGGCGACGACATGACACGCTCATAAAGGGTTAGGCATCGCTCCAGCGTTTGGCGTAGGCGCTGGCCAGCTCGGCCAGCTCGGCCGGTGCCAACTTGCTGGAGGCCTCATCCAGAATCAGCCCGGCCACGTTGGCGTCTGGTGCCGTCTGGAGTTGATCCAGAAAGTATTGGAGCGCGCTGCCTTTCTCGACCGGCGCCACGGGTGCCACGGGCGCGGCGGCTTTCTCGCGTTTGCGTTTGATTTCAGTAGCCACAACAGCCACTTGTGCGCCGGTATCAAACCAGTCTTCAGGGCTGGACATTTCATCGCGCAGCGAGGCATAGATTCGCTTGAGTGCAATCACGTTGGCCGGCTGGATGGCATCCAGGCTGCGTTGGATGCGTTTTTCGATCATGGCGCGGCTGATTGACCAGGGCGCAAACGCCTCCAGCATTTTTGCCATGGCCTCGGGGCTGGTGTCCGCTTTGGCCTTGAGGGTCAGCCCGGCTTGCTGCATCGCCATTTCCACGACGTCACCCGGCAGCAATCCAATGATGCAGCCGCGTTTGCGGCGCTGCGCCTGATTGGCGCACAGCTCGTAGATATCGCGCTCCTCGCGCAGCTTGTAGCCGCCTTGCTTGGTGTCGCGCCAGTGGCGAACCCAAAACTGAATTGCTTCCCGGTTGCCGGTTTCGTAATCGATGCAATAGGCCTCCACTTCGGAGCTGCCCACGCCATCGGCGCCCACGACGCGCTGCAGCTCACGCCAGCCGGCCGACAGGTTGCCCCATTCCAGGCGCATGGCCTCGGCCGCGCGGATCGATGGCCCAGAAATGTTCGTACCACCACGCACAAACGCATATTCAGCTTGCTCAGCCAGCCCGGCGCGCGTGAATGCGTTGCGGATGCGCTCGGCCGATTGCGCCGGGTTGCGCGGGTTCTGTTTGGCGGCATACACCAGGGCCAGCACCTCCGTGTTTTCTCGGGCCTGGAGCTGGCGCGCCCCGGCTGTTTCGGCAACGGCAGAGCCGTAGGGATTGACTGCGATTTCTGTGACCATTGCGTTTCATGCCCAGGCGGGCAGCTCCAGGATTTGAATTTCCTTTGCGTAGCCCGGCCACTGGCCGGCCGCTTGGCAGCGTGCAAAGAGGGTGAGGGCCTCACGGTTGGCCGCCTCGGCCTTTTTCAAGTCACGCTCGGACAGCATGTAAGGCGCCGCATCGTGCGGGTATTCGCTTTCCACCACTGCAAACACGAAGCCAAACACCTCCAGGCCCGAGGCCGCGGCATAGCCTCGGCTGTACCAATCGGCTTGGAGGTGATAACCGAAGCTGGCGCACTGGCGCGCGAAGCCCCCCGGGCTGGCATCCGATGCAGTTTTGACGTCCACCAGAATCACGCCTGAGCCATAGGCCACAGGCGCCACCCAGTCCGGCCGGCACTTGCACAGAATGCCGCTTTCCGCGTCGATCCAATAGGCCGATACCTCGGGCGCACCGTCGTTTAAGAGCGTGGCGATATCGGGAATCGCGCTGAGTGCCAGCGCTTGCCGCTGGGCGGTTTCGCGTTGCTGGGCGGTAATGGCCGTGATGCCATCGGCCGCAGCCTGGGCGGCCCAGTCTTTCCAGGCGTTGGAATTCTTGGACACATCCGGGCCGACCTTATAGCGCTTGTCGAATTCGCCCGGCTCCAGCAATGCGCAGTGAGTGAGCGTGCCATTGAACATGGCGGCCGTGGGCTCGGAGCGTGGTGCATCGCTGGGCAGGGTGAGCGCGTGATACTGAAAAGGTGAGCGCCGCAGCCGCTTGACGCCTGAGCACGAGAGCCCGCGGCCGGCGTGATAGTCCTCATTGCTGAGGCCATGCACGATTCGCGGCTCATTCACGGCCGGCCCCTCCAGGCGATCAGAAACAGCAAGCCCGCAGCCACCCACGAGAGCCAGCGATTGGGACGCTGGCGGGCCTTGTAGGGCCCCTCCCATGCGTTGCCACGCATCACGGCCGGCAGCCAGTCAGCTTTCATCGCAAAAGCCCTCATCGGCCACGACACGGGAGCCGGCGTTTTCATCCGCATAGAGATGCGCGATGGATGACACGAGGCCGCGTGCTGTGGGGTTTACCGGGTTGCCGTCATCCTCAGCGCAACGCATGAGCAAGGACAGAACCGAGTGCAGCCAGCCGTGCGGATCGTCTTGGCAGTAATCCCCCACGACGTCAACGCAGCGCATGCGGCGCCCGTAAATCGGCATGTCGATTTCTGCCAGCGGATCGGTGTAAAGCGCCGTCACCATTTCGCGGCTGAGCTGGCTGTACGCCAGCGCCAAGGCGCGCTCGCGTTTGGTTTCGATGGATTCGGAGCACATGGGGCGGATTGCAGCGCGTACCGGCTGCGTGCGCCACAAAGACCACGGCAACGCGTCAACACCTTGTCAAGCTGACTTGACAGTGTGTAGATCACTTGTGGCCATTGGCGCCCACTTGCGGCCGGTTCTAGGTGCTTTCCACTAGACTGCAAAAAGCCGTTGACAGCCGTAGCGGATAGCGCTACAGTAGAGGCATCGAATCACACAACGGGAAGCAATAAATGAACACCCTTACAGCAACCTTCTCCACTGGCCGCGTAATCACACGCAACTCTAAGAAGGCATTCCCCTTCGCGTGGCTCGCCATCAACACCCAGCCGGGTATTACTCAATCGCGTTGCGGCTTTGCATCAACCCGCGAAGGCGCCGAGCGCTCGGCAAAGGGTGCGTATGCAGGCTTCAGCGGTACGACTCGCTGCGAAATCGTCAACGTAGCCGCCTAACAACCCCGGGGCCTCGGCCCTTACTGAAAGCACACCATGACAATCACGCAAGACACCCGCACGGATGAGCGCCGCCAGCTCCATACCTTCAGCGTGCAAGACGGCAAGGGCCGATTCATCGGCGCGGAGGTGCGCATGCATATCCTGACGGTGGGCGAAGAAAACGGGTGGGGCTTGCTCCCCGGCACTTACTTCGCATGGATGGGCCTTGCAACGCGCGCAGGCAAGACCTATGGTGCCCTTCAACAGTGGCGCCACTGCGCCACCGAAGCGGAGCGTGATGCTGCCATTGCAAAGTATCTGCGTGCCGCCCAAGCACGGGCCAACAAGACAGCCGCGAAAGCCGCCTGAAGTAGCGGAAACTGTTACACAAAAAGACTTGCAAGCTGTAGCGCAATGCGCTACACTTCTTTCATCGAATCAACGAACCGAAAGCGAGCACCAAATGAACAAAGTAACCGCCTGGGAAGCAGCATGGGCCAACTACATCGCCAAGCTTGAGCGCCTGGATGAATTGAAGGCCCAGGGCCGCTATGGCTATCAACTGCGCATGCCTAAGCTGGCTGTGCGCCGTGCCGCTGAAGCCCTCGCAGCATTTAACTGAAAGCACATCATGATCCTCGGCCAATATCAACCTATCCCTTCAGCCCGCAAAGAGTATGTTGCCAGCGTGCGCACCCAAGGGGGCGGCACCCGTGCCGTGACTGTCAAGGCGCGCAATGAGCAGGAAGCCAGAGCCGCGCTGTTGCGCATGGGTTACCGCGAAGTGCTGGCAATCTATTAAGTAGCGCAAACCGTTACAATTAAATGCTTGCACACTGTAGCGGTATCAGCTACAGTCTCTACATCGCAACACGCAACGGAAGAAACGAAATGAGCCGCTACATCCCCACGAACAGCACCAAGATTGCAAGCAAGAAGAGCCCTGCAGTGGCCTACGTCTACACGAGCCCACGCGGCAAAGCCGTTGTGGTGGCCTACTTTGGCAAGGCGATTAAGCCCACGGCTCACTACAGCTTCAAGGATCGCGCCCAGGCGATGGCCTACGCTGCCAAGTGGCTGCAGGAAATGGATGCCATGCAAGCCCGCAAGGACGCGTACAAGGCCGAGCAACAAGCCAAGCGCGACGCGGGCCACGGCTTCACGGTTGGCACGGTCTTGAGCGGCTCATGGGGCTACGACCAAACCAACATTGAGTTTTACGAAGTCACCAAGGTGATTGGCAAGGCGACGGTTGAAATCCGCGAAATCGCTCGTGAGCAAATCGAGACTCTGAGCATGCAAGGCAAGTGCGTGCCGGTTCCCGGCCAGTACCTCGGTGCCGCTCAAACCCGCCGTGTCAACTCATACGGCCGCGTCAAGCTGCACACCTCCTGCAGCCTGAGCAAGGCTGACACCATCGAATCAAACGGCAAGGTGATTGGCTACAAGCCGTGCCATTGGACGGCATACGCCTAACCCCTCACCCCTCCACAGCGGCCCCCCTCGGGGCCGTTTTGCTTTTGCGCTTCTTGATTGTGGTCTTGAGGGCCAATGAGCCATTCATAAAAGGCCGCGGCATCGATGGCAGCTCAGGCAGCTCACCGGCCGCTATCAATTCGATAGCAAGAAAGGCGTAGGCGCGATGCTCGACCGGCAAGGTATCCAGGGCCATGGCTGCGCGCAGCGTGAGCGCTGAGAGCCTGGGAAGGGCCACGCTGGACATTTCCGGGGTGCCCTCACCGGTGCACAGCCAGTAGACGTCACAGCCCAGGAATCGGGCGATGCGTGCCACGTTTTCAGGGCGCATGGATGAGCCTGGACGGCGTGCCAGCTTGGTGAGGGCCGCAGGCGTGAGGCCTACACCGTGCGCCAGCTCTGACGCGTTTAACCCTGTGCGCTCAAGTGCTATTTCAATACGGCTTATGAGTGTCATTGAGTGGCCCCAAGTGTCCGCAAGTAACCCGCCTTATTGACCGTGTGACAGCTTGTTTACACAGCTTGTCAATCGGCGTTGAATCTCTGCCCCCTTCCCGCTTCTTTCTATCTGGGCCGAGCCATGAAAAAACAAACCGCGCGCGAGCTGATTGGCCCGGATGACTCCACCATGGCGCGCCGTTGCGGTATCAGCCGGCAAGCGGTTAACCAATGGCCCGATGAGCTGCCCCGCAAAACCGCTGATGCCGTGCTAGCCGCACGCCTGCGCCTGGAGTGGAGCGAAGCCGCTCATGTGCGCCGTAATCGTATCCCTGCGAAGCTCACATTAACACCCCTCATCCTCGATGCCCTGAGCGTTAACGAGTAGCCGCAAGCTGGCTATTGTGCACTGCACACAAAGTTAGTTTGTAGGAAAACTAACCATGCCACTGTCAGACCTTACAGGGTGTGAGCGGTGAAGTTTTACCTGCACAACATCGGCGATTGGCTGAGCAAGACCGTGCAGCTCAGCATGCTCGAAGAGGGCGCCTACAGGCGCTTGCTTGACTGGTATTACGCCAATGAGCGGCCGATTGCCGATGAGCCTGCAGCCCAGGCCATCGCCCGAGCTGTTACGCGTGATGAGCGCGAAGCGGCCTCCTACGTGCTACGACAGTTTTTTGAGCTGC